GGCTTACCTCAGCTTTCATACGGACTCGGTAAAGACCAATCCCATCTATCACCGCCACGGTAGGCGTTGCGGAAGTGGTTTCTCTCGCCATCGCCAGAGAACCACAGGTAATCCGCAGGGAGGACACGACCGACCTCAACCTGACCTTCTCTCTCTGCGTACCAGCGGGTCAGTACATCTATACAGAGAGTAATCAAACCATCATCGACCGGGTTTTCCTCGTTGTACCCTACAAATTGTTTGGGTATAGTCACGACCGTTATAATGTCGCCGTAGCCGTGATCGACACGGTTGAGCGCACACCACACACAAGCGGCTTTCTCAGCGTCAGAGCTGACCCCTCTGGCTTCTCCCCATAGCATTTTCGCCAGTACAATCACTTCCTCGTCTGTCCACGGCTGAGGTGCCACCTCCGGGGTGACTACCTCTACCACCTCGACAACGGGAGAAGGTTTTTCGACCTCAACCGTGGGTAATTTCAGACAGAGGACTGCGACAATGGTGACGAACCATAGGAAGATTGAAAATCTCAGCCCTCGCAAGGGGTCTTAGACTTGCTGGACTTGGGCTTTGTCGAGGTTCCAGCAAAATAGAACTTGCCATCTACGCAGATGGGGAAATCGGGAAAGAGCTTGCTGGCGGTCTGTGTTCCACGGGAACAAATCTGCTCTGCCGCCGCCAGCGACATTTCATCTTTCACGAAGTCCTTTCCAGCAGCCATGATATACGGCACTTTGCCGTCAATGCTTTTCAGTTTCATCGGGTTCTTTCCTTTCTTTGTTCCATGCTTCAACATCAACGCCGATACGCTTCAACATTTCTTTGCAGAGCCATGTGTAATCGTCCGGCATTTGATAATACTGGATAAGGCGGTCATGCTCGGCGGAGAAAGCGTCATAGAACTTCCGCAGGCGCTTCTTGCCGAAACCAAGGTGAACATGGAGGGTATAAAGCACCATAGCGTCAATGTCATCGGCGTAGCGCCTGTCGGCTTCCACAATCTGACGATTGATTTCCATGTCCATCGCTTTCTTCTCGGCGGCAGTTAAGACCGCACCGAATACCTTACCGCCAGCTTTCTTAATCCTCATACCTCAATGTCCTCGAAGAAGACGGGATAGGTCTGTTTCAGCAGGGTCAGGAGCATATTGGCAACGACCCGCATATCGGGGTGAGCCGCTACGGGACAGCGCATACGGCAGAAATGCCGCCATTCTCTGAGATCAGCGGTCATGACCACCTCGGTTTTCAGACTGTTCGGAAGGACAGATCGAGCTTCCTGCGGGGTGCAACCCTCATTCAGCAGATCGAAGTAGGCGACCTCAGCGTGTTCACACGACCGCTTCCAGATGTGGTAGGTTGAGTCGGTCTTGGCGAAGGTCGAGGGACGAATGACGGTGATCTCGCCGCCGAAGCCCTCTTTGCCGTAATTGCAGTACCGAGTGGACTCCTGACAGAACGCCGCCAGACGGTGACGGACGATCTCGTGGCTCACACCCCGGTCGCAGATGAAGCGAACGGTAAGAGAGCCATGCTCAATGACAGCTTCGTGACCTCGCTTGATAATGCCCCGGACGAACTTCTCTGCGCTTCCGTCCGTGATCTTGTCCTCGGACTTATAGCAAGTGCGCCCTGCGGCTTCGATGGTGGTCAGAAGGGTCTTATAATTGGGAGCGTTGATAAGCTCCACAGAAGGTTCAATGATTTTCACTTTCAGACTCCCTTTCATACCAAGGTTTGAAATTGACAATCTGCTCGTAGAGCTTGTCGGCTCTACCATTGAAACAAATTGTGCGGTCATCGACATGAACGATGGAAGGAACTTTTCTCGCTTGAATTTGTACCGTTGGAAACCCGTAGTGTTTCAGCCATTCAGCAATCGCCGTCTGTCCCTCAAAGGACTCCGCACGAGAAGAACAGATGACTACACATAAACCATCTCTTATGAGTTGTTCAATGACCTCTTTAATTCCTTCTACGGGAGGGTCGGGGATAACGGCGGCACCCTTCCAGCCGCTTCGGTAGGAATGAATTACGCCATCGAAATCGAAAGAAACCGTTGGGATATACATACTTCACACCCCCGCAACATGGCTTGCCAACATATCGGCTTGGTGCGTCCACAGTACATTCGGGTACTGACTGACTGCTCTGGTGTAATCGTTCCACTCAGACTTGTCGGTGAAAGCGCCCATGTGGTAGCGGATACACATGATTTCTTCATCAGTCAGTGTGTAGAACTGAGAGAGAAGCATGACGGACTTATCGCCGTGGCCTTTCAGAAGGGTGTCGGGGTTGTACTCCCACGTCTGTTCGTCATAGATTGGCGTACAACCACCATTAAATTCTTCAATGTGGCCTGTTACCGGGTGGCGGTATTGGTCGATCTTGCACAGGTCACGGAACATACCCACGATGAAGGGAGAACGAGCCTTGCGCCAAATCAGATGATTGGCCTGAGTGAGCGCCAGAAGGTACTCCGTGACCATGCGGGAGTGGTTCAGAAGACCGCCCTCGTAATTGCCGTGATACTTGGTGGAAGCAGGGGCGGTGAAGAAGCCGTAAGCCATCAGGTACTCCATCATGTCATCAGAAACAACAGAGGTTCCGTCAGGCAGCTTCATGAAGTTCATGAAATCAGTCACTTCGGACTTGGAGAAGCAGTCAGGCATTTTCGTACTCCTTTCTGTGAATACTCTTTTCGCTGTCGAACCCGTCAGGGTAACGAGCCAGCAGCTTATCGACATTGTGCTGTGCCACATATTCGAGGGTCACACCCAAGCCGGTCGCCAACTGTGCGACATACCAGAGAACATCACCCAGCTCGTCAACCATCTTCATCGGGTCGAAGTCATGACCCTGAAACTCGGTCTTTTTCAGAATGTCAATGCACTCTCCGGCTTCGCCGTTCAGACCGTAACAGCCGTTGCGAACCTTATCCCACGAGGTCAGGTTGCCGGAAGTGCGCTCGGCGGCTTTCTGATAATCATTCAGCGTCATCGTCAGCGACCTCCATTTCCAGCACCGTCATAATGGCGTAGTTGGCGAGGTCAATCAGGGTGTCACGGATAGACTCGTCATTGACCTTCTGCTCACCGCTACGGGAGAGGGTTTTGAAGCGGCTAAACTTATCTCCCAATCGGATACGAGCCATCGCCATTCCTTCTTCAACGAAGGTCTGGTGAAAACTGTCACCGTAGTCATGGTTCTTACGCTCATAGAGATTGTTGATCTCTTTGCAGATTTCAGCATGACGCTGAACCTTGGAGAGCGAACAAATATAGGCTTCTGCCATTGTAGCTTATCCTCACTTTCAACATAGTTTTCGACATACCATTGGCGAGGGAGAGCCTTTCAAATTAGCCCTCCCTCGCACTCGGTATCAGCCAAGGAGAGCTGCCAAATCCATCGGGGTCTTAGGAGCGGCCTGAGAAGCCGCAGGAGCGGTTTTAACAGCGGGGGTAGTAACCGTATTGCCAGCACCGCCCCAGCCCTCAGAGGGGCGTTTATCCGCCAAACGGACGAAGGTAATGCTCTGTCCGGGCTTCTTCTTGTTCTCCTGAACATCATGTTCCACATCGCACTCAATGAAGTGACCAATCAGGTCGGTGTGGTCGATCTCGGTCAGGTCGAAGTTACCGAGCGCAGTCTTGGCGAAGTAGCTGAAAGCGTTGTATGCACCCTCGTTGGGAGAGCCATCGGATTTCAGTAAAGAGAAGCGCTCGATGTGCTTACTGCCGGTCTGCGTCTGCATATAGATTTCCAGCTTGCCGAAGTCTTCCTTGTACTTCACATCGGTAATCTGAAAGACATGAGTACCTTCGGGAATGAGGGTGAAACCCTCGGTGAGTCCGATTTTAGCCATTGTTTTATCGTCCTTTCTTGATCTTGTAATAGTGTCTGCTATATTAGCAACGAGAGTTATTAGGTTTTCGGCACAAGCGCTTTGACCTAAGCACCCACCTCCACAATAAACACCGAAATATTCATTGTAATAGATGGGGCAACCACCACAAACGCTCATACTTCTTTTATGGTGTGGAAATTGAGCTGTTCTGCATACTCGCAGGGGAAGATGATACCAACCAACTGGTCTTCGTCATCGGGGTACTTAGCGTACTGCTTGACCAGCAGGGCTTTCGGTACGCTCTTGTCGCTTTCCAGATCGTAAGCGTACAAGATTTCGCAGAAATCAGACTTCTCGATCAGCGACCAGTCATCATTGGTGATGGGAAGGGTCATGGTGCTGTCCTGCGTGGCGAAGATACGGACACAATCCTTGATTGCGCCGTCCGGCTCAGGCATGACCGCCTTGACCAGCGTGGCGTACTCGGTGCAACCAACCTGAGAAATCAGGCGACCAATGCCGTCAGGCATTTTCTCGTTGCTGTACCCGGTCACGCTGCGGATACCATCGGGAATGAGCATGAGTACGGACGGGGAAGCAAGCCAGCGTTCGTCCATGTACTCGTAGATAGCGCCGCCATCAGGGGCGAGGGACTTCACAAACTTGGAAAATTTCATAATTAAACCTCCGTTACTTTGTCATAGAATACGAAGATGGTGGACTGGTCGGAGTGAATATCACGAGCTGCTGTGAACAAAACTCCAACAAAATCGTCATCGGCATACTGGTCGAGAAGTTTGAGCAAATCATCTTTGCTCAATCTCTGCATACTCTGTGCCACTTCACGCACCTTCTTTCAAGGCTTTCGGGGAAATGCGGTAGCTGTCCTCGGTGGTCGTATATTTCGCCAGAATACCGTCCGCTTTCATAGCGTCCTTGTCGATCTTCGTGGTGGAAGTACGGCTGACTTCCCAATTATAGGCAGAACCAGCGATAGACACCTTCTTGTCACCGTCACGGAACTGAGCGATTGCGGCTTTCTTAATCATGTCGGTCAAGACCTTGTACCGCTTCTCGTCCTCAGCCACCTCAGCGGCGTGAGCGTCCAGCTTGGCTTTCAGGTCTTCGGCTTCCTTGACCAGCGCCGCCATGTCCGTTTCAGGAGACAGGTTGTTGGTGCGGAGGGCTTTCAGGATTTCAGCGTCCTTGCGCTCGTCAAAGGCGGGAGAAATACCGCTCTCAACGAAGTCCTTCCACCATTTCAGGGCAGGCTTCACATACTTCTTCTCGAAGTCAGGATACCGCTCGGACACCTTGAAGGGACGGGTGATGGTATTCTCACCGCTGCACACGAACTTCTCAGGGGCATCGTAGTCCTTGGGTTCGAGGAAGGAAGCGACCATGATAACCTCGTCCACGCCGAGAAGGTAAGCGTACAACGCCGCCTGCAAAGCGTAATACTCAGGAATATCGTCCTTCCAGTCCTCGACACGCTTGGAAGTCTTCATTTCGAGGACGGTGGTGGGCTTACCATCTTTGCCATAGAGCAAGTAGTCCCACATACCGCCGAGAACGGGGCTTTCCCTAAAGAAGTCACCGTAGGTCTGACGGAAGTAGTCTTTGCCCCAAATGTCGGTCGGTGTGACCAGATTGCTCATGAAGTAGGTCTGCTTCATGTACTCAGCCTGCTTAGGCTCGATGGTCTTACCAGCGATGGTGTAGATCGTGTCCTCGAAAGGCTTCTGATAGGTGCGGGTCACTTCGCACCAAATCTCGAACGGTGTAGACCACGGGTTCAGACCGAGGATAGTGGCGAAGCGAGTACCGGTCAGCTTCTTCGGACGCTTGGGAGGGATAATCTGGATTTTGTTACCGTCAAGCCATTCCATTTTTGTCTACCTCCTTATAATTCACAAATTCATCAGCGGCACATTCCCGAACGGCAGTATCAGGATTGTTACCGTAGAGCTTACAGCAATCCGCTTCCAAGTCTGCATTGACGCACTTGCGGCAATCAATTTCAATCATGCCTTAGCCCTCCTTCGCCGCCTTCATTTCGTAGCCAGCCAGCATATTGTTCACGCCCTCGATCAGAGCGTCACACTTGTCGGCTTCGATCTTGGAGAAACCTTCCGTCTTCATGGCGATGGTCTGCACGAACTGTTCCTGCTCTGCGTCAATATCCATGAGCTTTTTCAGCAGGCTTTTCAGCGTACTGACCTGTTCCACGGTAGCCGCACCAGCAGGAGCGCCAGTCAGTTCCTTCTTGATTTCCTGACGCTGTTCAGTGGTCACAGGGGGCTTCTTGGTGACGGCGGGAGCGGGTGCGGGGGTCGTGTCAAACTCGCCGCTGTCGATACTGTCATGCTCCACAATGTCAAGAACGAGCTGCCACAGGTAGCGGCGAATGTAGGTGATGGAACTGCCGGTCGCCTGCATTTCGTTTGTGACCTGATTACCAGCGTTGGACACGATGGGAGCAATGGGAGTGTACGGTGCAACGAAGTCAATGAAGTCCTCACGGTCATCGACATTGTAGACACGAGCGGTCGCCTTGTCGCCGTACATGGACGGAACCATCATCAGACCGATTTCAAGGAAAATCTGCTCGGCCTTGGGAACAATGTCCGCCAGCTCGAAATACTTATATTCGAGCTTCATGTGCTTGCCGCTCTTGTCCACGCCAGCTTCAAGGAAGCGCACACGGGCAAGCTGCAACTTCTTGAACACATTCATGGTGGAATAATCCGCCGCCGCAGTCTCAGCGGCTTTCTTGGTAGTAGCCATATTTATACCTCCAACATTTCTAATAATTTTTTCTTGATGGAATTGACTCTGCGGGTATTTCGCTTGGGTGGCTTCTCTCCGAGAAAATCTCGAACATAACGCCGTGCCAGCCGGATATACCAGTCACGGTCAACCACATCAATCGTCAGGTGATTGTCGTTGTCTACGACACATTTTGCGGGGAGTCCAGCAATCTTGACGGGATTGCCAGTACCGAGGTGGATTTTATAGAGGGTTCCGCACCGATGATCTTCCGTGGCATATACCCGGTTGACCTTCTGCACGACCTCCATCTGACCGTCTACCTCATGGAGAGCGTCACCATACTTACTCCCGGCCTTGGCGACCAACTGGAAGTCCAGCAGGCGGTCACAGCTCATGATGGTATCTTCGACCGGGATACCGTAGGCCAGATAATCTTTGACCGCCTTGGCGACCACACAAGCGTTGTTGTTGATATTGAACGCTCCTGCCGGGGCAATTCCACGAACGAGAACGCCGCCCTTGATTTTGGGGTCGCCCTCGAAGGGAACCTCGACATAATTGTTCACATCTTTCTGACAGATCATCTTGATAAGGTCTTCCTCCAACTCGAAGCCGGTTCTGTCCTGCCACTCCTGCGTGATCTCTTGATACATTGGCACATCGCAGTCATCAAGGCTGACCATGATACCATCGGTGTTGAGCTGAATGATCTTCAAGGTGGGACAGTCCTGAACAAGATGTTCCACCATTTCGAGCAACTGCAACTGACCTGAGATACAGACCGAGCGCCCCATAAGCGGGTCATGCAGGTCGTTGTAGCGGTTCAGCATAGCTCCGTAGGTGGTGTTCAGCACCAGCTTCAAAGCGTTTGCCGTAGCCTTATCACCAGCTCTCTTTGCTTTAACACGCCGCTCAATGGTGGCGGCATACACATCGGGAGAGGGGATATTTCGGCTACAATAACCGTTCAAGGTCATCTGGTGTGGATAGTAGCTTGCAACATCTTTGTTGCGAATAGAGCGAGTTTCCGTGGCTTCCTCTCGGTAACATGGGATAGCCCCGTGAATACCACCGTAGGCGATGGTGCAAGGACAGCCGCCTACCATCAGATCAAGTTTTTCCTTGAACACCACTTCGTCAGGAATAGTCTTGTCCTTCAACCGTTCGAAGAAGTCGAACACTTCCTGCGGAATGTACTGACGAAGCAGCTTCGGCGGATACTGATATTCCCGCTCGTCATAGTGCGGCTTTTGCTCTGCGTCAAGGTAAGCAGCGGTCAGCTTGGCGTTGGTCATGTAGAGGGCTTTTGCAGGATACAGCCCCTTTTCACGACCCAGCGTGAGCTTACTGGACAGGTAGCCTTGACGAAGATCGTCCAGCCTGTCGGTTGCGTCAACATCATGGCGGCAGTAGAACTCAACCTCTCGCTTCTCGTCCTCAGTCAGAGGGCGGTCGATGTTGAACGGAACGGTGGTTTCACGAATGTCCATTCCGAGGTGCGCTTCGATTGCTTTCAGGGACAAACCCATCTGGCAATCGTCCATCAGATCGTATTGGTCGAAGAAAATCCCGCAGTCACGGAGAGGGGCGTACTCCCAGCCCTCGTGACCACCAACGATGATAAAATCGTTGACCGCTTTAACTTCCTCCGGCGTGAAACCTGAGAGAACCGCTTTCAGAATGAATTGGTCATAGTGCTTATTGTTGAACCCAGCCAACAGGGGTTCTTGGGTCATGAATTGTTCGACCGCTTCATTGTCATTCCAAATCTCGGTGTATTCCCCCGTGACCTTGTTTTTGAAGACAAAAAGCCAATCATAGGCAAACACCTCGCAGTCGAAAATGAATGGTTCAAGGTTCAGCGGTATCACCTCCTAATACTGCACCCCATTGTTGCGCCATAGCGTTCGCAATACCGGGGAATGTTTTTGAACGGGCTTTGGAATTGTGAGGTATCCTTGCTCCGTAGCTGTCCCCCCCGCCTTGCGGCCTGTTCCGGCAGGAACAAAGGGCTTCCATTCTGCAAGAACATTGGTGTAAACCAATGGCGGAAGATTTTTCAGCCAAAGATAGGTGAGTTTGCTCCACGGGTCGCCAAATTGATAGGGTTGTATTCGCTGATCTTCTTTTGGCAATTCAACGATTTTGAGAGGTCGGGGGTTCTCAATAGCCAC